AGCTTTTCCAGTTAACACAATCACAGCCGCTGGCACCAACAATGTCAATGTTCCCGGCAGCTATATACAAATGGTCGATAACCAGGCAACTATAAGTACAACTGTTACTACCGCTGCATGGGTAACCGTATTTTCTACAACTATTGTTGTAGCGTCAGCTACTAACAAAGTATTAGTAGAATACTTTATGAATGATCGTAGCGACCAAGGCAACGGTACCTGGAGTTTGATATATCATAGAATATTACGCAATGGTACTCAAATTATGTACAGTGGTTACAACGGTGCCCAGGCTAACTATATTGGATTTTATGGCCGTAGTTTTTTAGATACACCCGGAGCAGGATCACACACCTATGTGGCGTCAGTGCTAGCACATCAAGGCACAGCGTGGATTGGTAGTTATAACAGTGGAAGTACAAACCAGTATTTGAGATTATACGAGATAGGAACTTAATTATGGCAACAGGAATGAGAAGACATTATGGAATACCCGAAGCAATTGGAGAATTGCTTCCGGGAGCCCAGTGGGTATGTAGAGAGAATGATTATAATCAAATTGAGTGGTTCAGTACAGACGTGGAAAAACCCACACTAGAATCAATACAAGCAAAAATAGCCGAACTTGAGTCTGCTGAACCCATGCGTGTAGTTCGCGAAATTCGTGACTGGTATCTTAGCAACTGCGATTGGACACAAGTTACAGATTTACAAGCTATACGTGGTCCAGAGTGGTGTGCAGCATGGGTTGCATATCGTCAACAATTACGAGATTTACCATCCAGCGGAATTACACCAACATTTGGGGAAATGGACTTGATACAAGGTGTTACGTGGCCGGTGACGCCCGAGTTAAACTAGTATAAATATAATCATATAGGAACTAACTAACATGGCAACACAAGTACAATATCGACGCGGATCAGGTGCTCAAGTAGCAGCTTTTACCGGCGCCCTGGGCGAAATGGTTGTGGACACCACTAATTATGTGCTTAATGTAGCCGATGGAGTAACAGTAGGCGGGTTCAGCATGGTCGGCGTTACCGCTACTCAGACTCTAACCAATAAAACATTAACAGCACCGGTTATTGGTGGAAATGCTAACATTACAGGAAACATCATCGGTACAGGTGCTATTAGCATCACTGGTACTGTAGCCAGCGGTACTATAACTTTAGCAGCCACTGGGAACGTTAACTGTGGAAACATCAACAATACCAACGCCAACGGTGTAGGTAACATTGGCACAAGTACCACTTATTTTAATACTGTATTTGCCAAGGCAACATCAGCACAATACGCTGACTTGGCAGAGATGTATGTAGCTGATGCTGAGTATGCACCAGGAACACTATTGGACTTTGGAGGCAATCACGAAGTTACTGCTACAACAACAAGTCACAGCACGGCGGTGGCCGGGATTGTTAGTACCAATCCAAGTTACTTAATGAACGCTACACAAACTGGCGATCATGTTGTATCAGTAGCCTTGGTTGGACGTGTTCCTTGCCGTGTAGTTGGAACATTTATCAAAGGCGATCGTCTGGTTGCCAGCGACATTGAAGGGGTAGCTACTGTGTTAAACTACTCTAAATATGAACCAGGGTGCATTATTGGCAAAGCTCTCGAATCATATGACAGTACTGAAGTTGGTATTATTGAAGTAGCAGTCGGGCGGACCTAATGGAAGCACGATTCCGTGCTGACTACCCAGGAGAATTTGTTGTAGTCAATACCATTTGGGAACACAGCCGCCGCACGGAACAGCGTGAGTGGATCGCTAACCCAATTGAAAATCAACACATATCAGGGCGGGCAGCCTGTATTGGCAGCCGCGACAGTCATGCGGCACAGTTGGGATTTGATTATAGAATTCTACAACGCCACCGCGGCGGACTACTAAGCAGCCTAAAATTACAAACCTACGGTACCGGAATAATAGCCGAAGACATGCGCCTAGACTTTGCAGTTGACATTGATTCTGCACAACTACAAAAATTAATTGAAAGTAAATATTACGAAGACAATGTAGTTTACACTACAGCAAGAAATTGTATTCAAAACCCTGGGGACTTTTATCTAATACCTCAGGCACCTAGATTACTCATGCCTGCCCTGCCGGTGTACTTGGCAGCGTTTGATGGGCACAAAGAAATATTTTTATTGGGCTACAGTAAACAAATGCAGTTTGATAATGAGCGTTGGTTTGATAATGTCAACGAAGTGTTTCAGGCTTATGCTGGTGTTAAGTTTTACCTAGTCGGAGAGCCAACTATCATGCCAGACACCTGGTTGGATCGCGCCAACGTCAAAACCATGACCTATCGAGAGTTTGTCAGCTACTGCGACGTTTGAACTTGTTGTTCAACTGTTTGTATTTTATTACGAACAGCATCAAAATTTACAGTGCTCCATAATCCAGAATGCAAGGGTCTTGGAAAGACGCCAGAAGTGACCCATGCATAGGCCAAATGTTCATTGTTAAGCACCGGTTGAAATTCTGAGGCAACACTACAAAAAAATGTATTATATACAAAGCCCCCATCGGCTGAGGTAAATTTTTCCAATGGTACTAATTTTAAGTATTCGGGCATGCTGCCAATTTCCTCACAGCATTCTCTTGCTAGAGCATCCAGCAAGGTTTCGTTGAGTTCGACCTTGCCCCCAGGCAACCCCCAACTTTCCGGATGTTTATGATCATCTCGCATTAGATACAAATAACGACGAGTAGACACAGCATAAAACCAAACTCCAACTGCTGTTACAGGATTAAGGACCATGTTCCTCCAGGATAGAGACCTTGATAACTTTTAACCCAGGCTGCACCATTCCATTCATATTGCAGATCTGTAGTAATGTTAGTGACATATTGTCGATTATTAGGACTTGATGTGCTGTCAAAACTAACGATCCAACGGGTGCCATCAAATTCTACAATGTCATTGGCATTGGCCACCAGGGGTTGACCAGCATCCCCTGACCATGCACTGGGATTACCTGAATTATCAAATGATCCAGTAGCTTCGGTAAACAAATAACGCTGACCAAGTGCCGCTGGTGTTAACCCAGCATCTGGGCCAGATCGTAAAGGATCAATCACTGCGTCAACTGGTGCTAGTGTATTAGCCGGTACAGTGGCCTCGTCTACAGTAAACAACAAAAAACGATCGTCAGTAGGGTCATACGCCACGGTACCATATACCTCACTACCATCATCCTGTTCTAAAGCAATTAGGCTAATGCCTTCTCTTAATGTTCCATACATACCAATCACACTATGCCATAACAAGTTGCTAGGTGGTGAGTCCGGCGCAATTAAACTTTCATTAGGCTCGTCAACCACAGCATTCTCGGCCAGGACTTGTAATTTATTACCAATCAGTAAGGTTTGATATCCAAATGGTGTAAACACCTGACGGGTGCCCAATAATAAATCGTTATTGGTAACAGCATTGCTGGCATCACCGTTGGCATCAAATATACTGGCAATAATTCGTTCAACCACACCTAATTTCTTAACTTTGGCTGGACTTGAAATCCAAATTGGCAAAGTAAAAGTTAAGGTAGAAATATCCACATTATCGGTGCCACCAACAGGAATTGTTTTATTGGTCCATTGTACATCATCCAGTTCACAAACAGTTAAACTGGTCCAGTCAATATAGTTGTCAGTGCTTTGTATTTCTAGTGCAGGATTAAACAACACAAGTATCTGCTCTAAAATCTGCATCTTTTGATTGGTGTTACTGGTCCATATGTCTAGTTTGACAGTCAATCGATATGGCACCGGCATCAAGCGTTCAATAGTAAACGCATTTCCTTGGGTAGTTTCATAGGAATCAGTGGTCTGATCATAGGTACGTTGACGCACACTGATATTGCTGACAAAGGTAGGATCTTGTATACGAGGGCGATCATATTTTAAATCAGTAATATAAAAAGTCATCAATGGACATGAATTTAAAAAACTAGCCGAATTATTTTGCAACACTGTCTGCGCCTGCCGACTCGAATCTCCGTAGCGCACAGGAACACGGACCAAGGTATGATTGGTACCTTCCTCATCACGCCCGTATTCTACTGCAAAGTTACTAAAAATTCTAGCAAACTGAAGTAAGAATCTACGTAATTGTTCATCAAAAAAGAATTGAGTTAACATAGTTATCGTCCTGGTGGTCTTGGATTGGGCGGCAAATCGCCACCTTGGTCACCGTTGTCGGCATTAGGTTTAAGTATCTCACTCAAACTTTGCCGACTTGGAATGTTACCCATGTCTGTGGTACGCACTGTGTATTCATTGTTGACAAAACTACTTCTTTGGGTAAGTGCTCGTGGGTCTAAGTCCATGCCGGTACGTACCGCATCTTCGATCTTGACCCAAGTACGGCCGTCATATCGGAACAGGCGATTTGGAAAATAGTCTAGGCGTAATGCATAAGCACCGATAACAGGATTGGAAGGAAAACTTACCCCAGGAGTAACAGGCAATCCGTTGGGTGGAATCAAATATCCAGTGTCTGGATCTACACCACCAGTTAGGTAGCCTAATGTATAACCAAACCCAGTTGGGCTAGTGCCTTCACCTGGTTGTAGACCTGCCGAGGTAGGATCTGTAGCATCGGTAGAAAGACCTGCCGATCTAGGTTGTGCTCCAGGCCCTGTGGGCAAAATATAAAACTTAACAGTATCGTACCCGCTTAGTGGCACTTCAATCTCGGCCTGAGTTAAGATGGCATCATTGATAGTAAGATCTCTAGTACGAGTGCTTTGTTTTTCACTAATGGTACTAGGTGTAATGATTTCTGTCCAGTATTCGGTATTAGTTATTTCTGTTCCAGGAGGAACAGGTTTGGTAGCTTGATAATAGGTACCGCCGTTGTTGACCGTCTCATTGGCCGGATAAAAGTTTCCATTATCCCAGATGTTTTCCGGCATGAATGGTTTGTTGGTAATTTGATCGAACTCTTGACTGGCCACCATGGGTGTGGCCTTGACACGCCATAGGTGTGGCAACCAGGTAACACTAAATCCTTCTTGAGCAAAATTGGCATCTTGGATAACATAGTAGCGAGGCAATGCACGAACCAATCCAGTATTTAAGGGATTATAATCTTTTAAGTTTGGGACTTCAATTACATCACCGGCCATGAGTTTACGGCCAAAAGTGTCAATCATGTCGTTGTAGGAAAAAGTTATAAACAGAGTATCGTTGTTTAAAAACAAACCAAACTGTGTTAAATCAAAGTCTACGTCTTGGGTGCGATAAACACCACGCATGACAAAAATATCTGGATCATAAGCACGATCACGATTTTCTAACAATAACAAATCTTCAATGAACAAGGGATTTTGCGTGTCATAAACTGGCAAGGTGGCATCAGCATCACCAATATCCCCGGTCTGCGGACCAAGATATTTGTGGATATATAAATCAAGCCCCCCGACAGTGTACATTTCTGAGATTGTACGATCAATAAATTGGTAGTCGGCTGACCGGGTGGGCCGCCACATGGATAATCTAGGCATAGTCTAGTATTTAGCGGCTAGATTGACTAGTAACTTCAAACCTTGTATAATTACTGTTATGGATGATATGTTATACAATGAATTATTTGAACGCTTAGATCGTGCTATAACCCAAATAAATGTAGTTAAAAGCAAGGTAGCCAAGCGTGATCTCCTTAAGATGGTTCGTGGAATAGATAGTAAAATGACCGCAGTAGATCAAGAGAAAGTAGAATGTCGTAGACTACATAAAGAAACACCACGCTATCGAGAACTCAAGCAACAAGCTCGCGAACTTGTAAATAATTTGGAAAAACACATTGTCTTTGCGGCACTAATCGGTTGACATTACAAAATTTTAATATACAATAAAGACTATGGCTAAAAACGAAATTAAAAGATTGAACCCTAAGGGTGCTGAAACCAAGTACATAGGCTTTGAACCAGAATGGAAGTTTCAACCCACTAGTGAAACTCGAGTCAGCTCATTTGCTGCCGCCTTTAAATGGTACAACTATCACTATGGTAAAAAAGATGCCAAGGAAATGTTGTGTCATTATCTAGAGCATAACGGTCGTAAAGTTGATGCCAAAAAAATGCGTGGTATCCCTGACAGCCAAATTCGTATTACGCCAGCTTGGGTGTGTCGTATGACCTTGCTAGGCCTAGAATTACTTGAACATGAGCAGTGTATTATTGATGAGCAAATCAGTGAAATGCTCAAGTTAAAACAAGAAGTTCGTAAATCACAGGAAGAAAAAGATGACGATACAGCGGTTCAAAAGTTAACCATTCAAGATCACCTACGTGAGAAAGTATCTGAGTGCTGTGGTGAATTAGAAGGCATGTTTGATGACTTTGTTGTTGCTGGCGCCAAGATGTCAGCAGACTTTAGTCCAATTAAACTCATGCGTGGATTGAATATTAGTCCTAATATGACCGGTACAGTATCTGCAGTTTGGGAATTACGTCTTATAGAATTTAACGAAGTATTAGAAGGCGAAGATGCCGATCTAGTCGATGGATACAGTCACCTTAATAAAAATCAATTGAAACAGTGTGTCAAGTTCTGCGAAACAGTAATAAATGATTGTAACAGTTATGTTCAATTGAAAAAGGTAGAACGCAAGCCACGTGCCAAGAAAGCAGTAAGCCCGGAAAAACTAACTCGTAAATTTAAGTTCCTTAAAGAATTTGACGAACTTGGTCTCAAATCTGAAGTAGTTACTAAATTAGTCGGTGCGTCAGAAGCATGGCTGTATGACACAGTCAAACGTAAATTAATCCATGTTATGGCAGACAGTCACATTGGCACGTTTACGGTTAAGGGTAGTGCCATTGTGGGATTTGATGCACTAGCCACAGTACAAAAAACACTTCGTAAGCCTGCAGAACAGATCAAACTGGTCATGGGTAGTAAACCCGTTGCCCGTAAGGAATTTGAAGCAATCAAGGCAACGGAAACCAAGTTTACAGGTCGAGGTAACGAGAATCTGATCATACTCAAAGCCTGGTAAACAGCAAATGATATTAAAAATTGCCAACCAAGAATCTAAATGCAACGGGTTCTGCTAACACTGGGGGATAGTTGGCCAGAAGGCAAAGAGCTTAAAAAAGAATTAGGCCAAGTTCCATACGGTGTTTTATTAAAAAATCAATTAGGATTTGATCAGTTATACAATTATGGATCGCCTGGTGCTAGTAATGAAGATATGTTGTTTCAATTACAAGATTATTTAAAACACCGATGGAATAAAACAGATCATACGGTAGCGGTATTTCATTTAACCAACCCAGCAAGAACAACATATTTTCCACGATTTGCTTCGTTAGATGTTAATTTAAAAGAACGAGAACACTGGCCCACAGATGCCACCAGGTTAATTCAAGACTTTGCTTTACATTTTCATACTGACCACCACGAACTGATGCGTAGTAGTACTACGGTGACTGCCCTACAAATGTGGTGTCAAATGCACGGAATTGACGATTATTATTTTTCGGGTTGGATAAAATATCCAGAATGGTTGCCTGGAGTAAACACAGAAAAAATATGGCAAGCAGGAAAAGAAACAGCTGCTGACTGGTTTGGCGTCGGAGATTCTTGGATAACCGCCAAAAAATCATCTTATCTTTTTAGAAAACTCTTGCTTGGAAAAACAGATAACATCTATATTCATCCTAATATTGCACATCCAAATCAATTGGGACATCAACTTATTGCTGATAAACTTGCTACTTGGATCAGCACAAAACAATAAATAAAGTTAACTGGATTTCTCCTTAAATAGCTAAAGCAGAATCTATACTAAAACAAAATCTTATTGCAAGGAATTTGAAGCGACTAAGCCCACAGAAATCAAATTACAAATTGCAGAAACAAAAAGCTAATTATCCTCAAGGACTGGTGAACTAAGTAAAAGATGCTCCGTAGTATCCCCAACAAAGTAGATTTCTATATTACTAACGTCTGTAATTACACCTGCAACAGGTGTAATCGTTTCAACAACTATGACTTTAAAGGTTGGCAGAAATGGTCAGACTACGAATTCATCTATAAACACTGGGCCAATCTAGTTGATCTGAGAGCCGCTACTATCATGGGCGGTGAACCATTGCTTAACCCTACAATATTAGAATGGGTCAACGGCATTAATCACTTGTTTGGAATCGAAGTTCAAATTTTAACCAATGGTACTAGATTCAACAAAATACACAATTTATACGAGGCCATGTTGTGGACAAGTCCTAAAAATAATTTTCCAAATCACATAGGGGTAAGTTTACATAATTGGGCAGACTGGCCAGAAATGCAAGCAGACATTCGAAAATTCCTTAAAGCCCCTATCATCGAACTCGGTAAAGACAACAACCCTTGGGGTAGTGATTTTTATTTTAAAGACAGCAACGGAGTAATGATAAATGTTTATCAAAGTAATAATTTTGGTTCCGCATCGATCAAATCAAATGGCACCGGCGGCCTGACATTACACAACAGTGACCCAATACTAGCACACCAAAACTGTGCGTTTGCACGTTGGAAGAGTTATCACTTTATTAAAGGAAAATTATACAAGTGCGGCCCAGTAGCACTGATGCCTGAGTTTGACCAACAACGGCCATTGGACATTTCTGAGAGCGATCGAGAATTATTAAATTCATACCAGGCGCTAAGTGTAGACAATTATTTAGACTACAACGAAGAATTTTTTACCAACTTAGATAATCCTATAAAACAGTGTAAATTTTGCCCAACAGAATATGATGCTGAAAAAATCTTTCCAATTCGAAAAGGTTCGTAATGTTCGACGAGTCATTCTATCGTATTGATTCTGGAGAAATTTTTCATAAAAGTTCTTGTATGTGGCATGAACGCACCACAGTTGATTTTCTAGCCAGCATGTTAGTCAATTTTGGTTATATTAAAACTGATAATTATAGAATTTGGAAACGAGGGTATCAAACCGTTGTAGTTTGTTTTGCCGACGACTACAGTGTTTGTCGTCAGAGTTGGTCATTACCACCAGAGCAATGGTTTGATCAACATACTGTGATCATTACAGACAATTATGTTAATTTTCCAACACAATATCAAGTTAAACAAGTTCCTGAGAGTTATTTTGGTGTGTTTAATTATAAACCCGATGGTCAGGTGTGGAGCCCCACTTATAGATTCAATTTTTCAATTAACCGCCTTGACAGTCAGCGACTACTAATTTTATTAGAATTATTAACGCAAACGGAAATAGACCAAGATCTTGTAAATTTTAATTGTTTTGATGCTAACAGGGCCAATCATTCTCTGGATGAAATAAAAACTAATTTTATGAAAACATGGAATCAACTTGTAACAGTACAAGAAAAATATAAAACACTAATACCAGAGTTAACCAATAATGTTCCTATTAGAAATCATGCACTGACTATAGAACAGGCACATGTCAGTGCATGGGTAAACATAGTGGTTGAAACCTATGCTGGCGACCACACGATTGCATTTAGTGAAAAAATATTTAGAGCATTAGTATCGCCTGCACCGTGGACGGTGTACAGTGCTTTTGGTGCAGTTAACTATTTAAAACAGTTGGGATTTGATGTATTAGATGACATAGTTGACCACACTTATAATTTAATAACTCAAGACGACACACCACACGGAATTAAAAAAGTTGAGACATTTATATCTAGTAATATACGGCTTTACCAGGAATTGCAAAAATTAAATTTTGAACAAGTAAAAAAACGATGCCAACAAGCAGCTATACACAATCAACAACGTCTAGCTGAGTTGCAACAGCAATGGCCAGCCGATTTTGCACAGTGGTTATTAGACGTACTGCCAGAGCTAAAAACTGGTAAATAAACAGAACTGGAGTTTCCTATACTATGGCTGAAGCAGAATCTACACTACAAACACTAAAACAAAATCTTATTGAATATGCTCGCTTGCAAATGGGCGATCAAATCATTGACATTGAGCTAGATGCCGAGCATTTTGAAGCTGCCTATCGCAACACCATTGGCACTTACCGCCAACGGGCACAGAATGCCTACGAAGAATCATACACTTTTATGGAGTTGGTGTCTAATGTTAATATCTACACCTTACCTCAAGAAGTCATAACAGTTAGACAAATTTTCCGTAGAACATTTGGCGACTCAACAGGACCATTTGCCAGTAATTTTGATCCATTCAGTCAGGCAAGTATGAACGTGTACTTAATGAATTTTAATGTAGCAGGTGGCCTTGCTACCTATGATTTTTATGCACAGTATGTAGAACTAGCCGGTCGTATGTTTGGAGCCTACATGAATTATTCATGGAATTCTGTAACTAAAAAATTACAACTCATGCGTGATCCTAAAGGCACCGGAGAAAATGTATTACTTTGGACCTACAACTTAAAACCAGAAGTAAACCTACTCAGTGATTTTCAAATTCAACAATGGATTCGTAATTATTTTGTAGGCAACTGTAAATTAATTATTGGTGAAGCTCGTGAAAAATTTGCCACTATTGCCGGTCCGCAATCGGGTACCAGTCTAAATGGTACAGCTATGAAAGCCGAAGGCATGGCCATGATGCAACAAGGAATTGAAGATTTAAAGAATTATGTTGATGGGTCAGCTCCTATTACTTTTGTC